GGAAATACAAATAGGAGATATATAATGGCAAAGCGTAAGCGTAATTGGATTGATCCTAAGACTAGGGAGAAGATTCAGACTACAAAGATCATTCAGAGGTTGCAGGCTTATGCATTGGGAGAGTCTGAGGACACGAAGAATAAGGATGGTGAGGATATTCCTATTACGATGAGTCCTGCCCAGGTTAAGGCTGCTCATATCTTGATTAACAAGCGTATGCCTGATTTAACTGCTGCTGACATTAATCATACGCAGGATATGCCAGAGAGTAAGCAAGAGGTATATGAGAAGCTTGTAGCTGCTTTGGGTGAGGAACTGGCTTTGAAGATAGCGCCAGAGTTTATTCCTTCTAAGAGAACTTTAAATTAAAAATTGACCGATGAGGCGATTATGAGCTGGATTGAAGAATACCGGGAGATATGTGAAGTAATTAATCAAACTCCTGAGTCTAGGTTAAAGAGAGATTGGTTGAAGAAGGATATTAAGAAGACGATGAAGAAGGTGGGGGGTATTGATTACAATCTCTTCCCTGCTGACTTTAGATGGAATCTCTGTGCAGCACGTCTTCGTATGGGACGGTTTACTAATTGGGATGGATGGGAGTTTCGTTCTGATTGGTCTATGACTTTTCGAGGTCTTAATGGATATGAGTTTGATTTACCTCGTTGGTATGGTGGTGACTTTGATAAGTTAATTATCTTGGGTGAACAGGGTATAGGTGATGAACTCCTATTTGCTTCTGCAATACCTGAGTTACTTATTAGGTTTGGTAGAGATAAGATTGAGTTTAAGACCTATCCTCGAATTATTCCTATGATGGAGCGATCCTTTGGTATTAAATGCTCTCAGAGGGTTAAGTTGGGTGAATTAGAGTTTGAGCCTGGAACTTTCGTAGTAGCGCTTGCAGACCTGTTTATGTTCTATCGCAGAGATAAAGCTCATTTCCCTGGTAAACCTTTCTTAAAGCCTGATGAATCCCTTGTTAAACACTATAAAGAGAAATTAGATGCCCTATCCGACAAACCTAAGATTGGAATCGGCTGGAAGGCCCGTCATGGAGACCTCGACCCCAAAGACCTTATGTGTGAAGACGCAACCTATATCAATCTCCAATACCTTAAGCATCCAGACGGGAACTGGACAGAGCCGCTTCCTGAACATGTTACAGACTTCGGTATCGACCCCATCAACGACTTGGAGAGCCACCTCGCGCTTGTGGCCGCTTTAGATAAAGTCGTTACAGTCACTCAAACGACCGTACATGAAGCAGGGTCTGTAGGTACACAGTGTCATGCGATAAGACCTAAGAAGGGGTCTGGTGAAGTACATAATATGCTTTGGTATTATTTTCTTGGCAATTTGCAATCCCCGATCTATAATTCAGTGCATATTTGGAACACACCTAGAGATTATCGAAAATCTCTTTAACATATCAGGAGCGTTAAGCCGTGATAGAACCTGAAGAACTTAATTCCTTTCTTGACCACGTTAATGATATTCAAGGCTATCTCACAGCCTTAACGATCAATTTCATTGGTGCTGATGAAAAAGTAGAGCCATATCTACACTTTATTGGAAAACTCGGTAATGAAGACGTAGACCCTGTTGAGTTCTATGAAATGCTCCTTGAGCTTCGTGCAGTCCTTGGAGTACTTGTTACTGGATATCCCGAAACTGAAGGCGAAATCATTCCTTGTGTAAAGGTCATTGACGACCTTAGACGCATGTTTGATATGACATACGGATGAACGTCTGCATCGTAGGTCATGCTCCATCACTCAAAGGCATGGGCCTTGGTAGAGATATAGACTCACACGATAAGGTGGTTCGTTTAAAAGGCTCTCAGTCTGTTATGTGGACAAACGACTTTGGCTCTAAAGCCGATGCACTATGTTCGTCTACTGAAATCATGGGTACGTTCCTTAAGATGGCTGCTGAAGAATATTGGGGCTATCCAAAGAAAGGGTTTTTTAACGAGCAAAACGCTATCAATGTGATTAAAAAGCTTCAGATGCCAGTAATGATCCCTCTAAGTTTTATCAATACATGGAATGCCCGCTTTAGACAGATGGGGGCGCATCATCCAAACGTATCAACAGGAATGGGGGCTATTCTATGCGCCATTCATCGGTGGAAGCCTGACAAGATCGTTCTAGCAGGTTTTGATACCTTGCTTGACCCTACTGTTGAATTTACCCGTCATGCAGACATTCCTCGTAGTGGAGTTGGGAAATTCCCTGATCACGATTGGGCGAAGGAAAACGAACTCTTAGATGTATTAAGAGACACTTATAAGATGGAGATAGTAGGAATATGAATGTAGATACACTGGCAGTGGCGTTTGTGCGCTTTTCTGAGTTAGTTGAGACAAAAATGGCAACAGGTAAGGCTGCAAAGCAAGTTGCTAGTGAGCTTATGGCTTTTGATGCTTATTGCGAGAAGAGCAGAATCATTCCAATTAAAGTAACAACGAAACATTTGGCAGCGTGTAAATACAAATGATTGGCGTAACGTCTTTCTCTAAAGCCGGTTATGAGAAGTGTGGCAAGAATTTTCTTGAACACATAGATCATTGGCCGGGAAAGATTATTGTTTATTTGGAATCACCAATAGACTTTGAACACCCTAAATTAGAGAAGCGTGACTTCTTTGAAATTCCTCATGCTTTAGATTTCCTCGAGAATATTAAATCAGTTCACAAGAGTAATGGTGTAGATCATGGTCGTTATAACTATAACTTCGATTTAAGTAAGTTCTGTAGAAAGATGTTCTGCCAATACGATGCCTTTGAAGAAGGGGGTAAGGTCTTTTGGTTAGATTCTGATTTAGAGTTTAAAAAAGACATTCCTGAGAAGTTCCTCGAACTGTTGTTTAACAAGAAACATTTAGTGCTTTTAGACCGTAAAGGCTTTCATTCAGAGACAGGCTTTGTCGGTTTTGATACAGAACATAAAGACTTCACTAAGTTCCTTGAGAGATATTCAGACGTTCTGAAGAAAGGGATTATTTTTGGACTTCAAAGATGGCATGACTGTGAAGCATTTGATTGGGCAAGAGAGGGTAAAGGAAACAATTTAACGCCGTGGTGGGATATTAAAAAGGCTAAAGATGGTGGCCTTGAATACTTAGAGGTTATGTCTAAAACCCATTTGAGTCACTACATGGTTCACCATAAGGGGGGGATGAAGAATGCAATTAAGATCAGCAATTGAGAATGCAGAGAGTTTTTCTGAACCTTATGAGTATTTTGTTATTTCAGATTGGGCATCTGATGAAGACTATGCAGAGATGATTGAAAACCTTCCTGATTTTTCAAAGTATGAAAGATATAACGATAAGTATAAGAACCGCTATTTATACGATATGTCTGATAAGTTTTGGAAGAGCGTGAAAAGGAAGTTTGAGTTTGAGTTTGGAGATAATATTCGCGTTCAGATGTGTCGTGACCTTCCCGGTTACTCAATAGGGCCACATACTGATGGTAAGAGAGAGTATTCAACTATTCTATTTTATCTAACACCAACCGCTGAACCTGTTGGAACTAACGTGTATGTGCCAAAGGATAAGAGCTTTACCCATAATGGGAAAACTCATCTTGAGTTTAAAGACTTTGAAAAAGTTAAACAGGCTGAGTATGCGCCTAACAAGGCTTTTGGGTTTATACGTTCTGATAAATCTTTTCATGGCGTAGAACCTTGTGATATTGAGAGAAATTTAATTCAGGTGTCGATATGGAATTAGACAGTTGCATTTATGTTGCTGGGCATAATGGACTTGTTGGTTCTGCTGTTACTAGCAGGCTTAAAGAGTTGGGTTATACGAATGTAATAGGCTCAAAGATTGATCTTAGAGTACAGAAAGATGTAATCAACTTTTTTCAAGAGGCTAATCCTAAGTATGTCTTTTTATGTGCCGCTGTCGTTGGCGGGATCAAAGCAAACATAGATCATCCTGCAACATTCATCATGGATAACTTGTTAATACAAACTAACGTGATTGACTCTGCTTCTTATATCGGAGTTGAGAGATTAATCTTCTTAGGATCAGCTTGTATCTATCCTTTAGATTGCGATCAGCCAATCAATGAGTCCTGTCTTCTAACAGGTAAGCTTGAGCCAACTAATCGGCCTTACTCTGTAGCAAAGATAGCAGGTGTTGAGCTGTGTAAAGCTTTAAGGGATCAGTACGAGTGTGACTTTGTTTCTGTCATGCCGTGTAATCTTTATGGACATAAGGATAACTTTGACGACGAGAGTTCTCATGTTATTCCATCAATGCTTAAGAAGCTTGCCTCTGGCAATAATAAGATGTGGGGAACAGGAGCATCGAAGAGGGAATTTCTACATAGCAATGATCTTGCTGCCGCCATTGTATTGTTAATGGAACACGATGGATGGCTTGATGATGTTATTAATATCGGAAGCGGTAGAGAACTGACAATCAAAGAACTTGCGGTAATTATTGCTGGCGTCGTTGGGTATGATGGAGAGTTTGAGTGGGGCTTAAAGGGGCTTGATGGTATGCCTCGTAGATTGCTTGATTCCAGTTATATTAAATCACTCGGCTGGACTCCTAACATTCAGCTAGAGGAAGGCATAGCAGAAGTCTATAAGGGAATGACATGATTACTATTCTGTGTCCATCGAGAGGAAGGCCGGATAAGTTCAAAGCGTTCCTTGATACTGTTAAAGAGACTTCTGATGGCGGAGTAGAGGTTCTCTTATATCTAGATGATGATGATAAGACACTGCTTAATTATCCTGAAGACCCTATCTTAACCATTTACATTGATACGCCGAGATACCTTGGGCCTGCCTATCAATATCTGTATGAGAGGTCTGATGGTGACATTGTAATGATGGGCGCTGATGATATTAGGTTTAGGCAGCAAGGCTGGGCTGATAAAGTTGTAGCTTCAGCGACTCAAGACAATATATTTCTATCATCCTTTGATGATGGTGGAAGGCCAAAGAAAGAGAATGGTCATCCGTTTATGGGAAGAGGATTTGTCGATGCAATCGGGTTCTTAACGCATAAAGATATCGCTCATGCTTGTGTAGATAACTGGGTTGTAGACATAGCAAGAGGAATAGATCGTTTCTACTATCTTGATCTTGGTATTGAGCATGTTCATCCGAAGTATAAAAAAGGCCAGTGGGACGACACTTATAAGCGTAGAAGCGTCAATGACGGCCCTACATTTGAAAGCCTCGAGCCTGTAAAGAAAAAAATTATTAAAAGGATCAAAGGAGCCTTATGAGAGCATTTATCACTGGAGCAACAGGTCAAGATTCATTCTATCTGACAGAATTTCTGTTGGAGAAAGGATATGAAGTCTATGGGTTAGTCAGAAGGACTTCTCAGCCTCATGCTGTACCTGAAGGAATGAAAGTAATCACAGGAGATATCACTGATCCAGCAGTAACTAAGCAGGTAGTTGATGTTGCTCCTGATGAAATTTACAACTTGGCCGCAATGTCTTTTGTATGGGAGTCATTTAAAAGTCCTAAAGCAACATTCGATATCAATGCTATTGGAACTTTGCACATGCTTGAAGCTGCAAAGCAACTAGGCTGTAAGTTCTATCAAGCTTCTACTTCAGAGTTGTATGGGTCTAGTCCTCCACCACAGAACGAAAACACCCCTTTTCATCCTCGCAGTCCTTATGGTGTAGCGAAGTTAGCAGCTTACTGGCTTACGGTAAATTATCGTGAATCCTACGGGTTATACGCATGTAATGGTCAACTTTTTAATCATGAATCCCCGCGACGAGGGCAGGAGTTTGTTACTCAGAAAGTCTGTCAGTATGTTGGCGGAGGTAATTTCGAAAAGAAATTAAAACTTGGGAACCTCGATGCTATTAGGGATTGGGGACATGCTAAAGATTATGTGAAAGGCATGTGGATGATGATGCAGCAACAGGAACCTGGAGACTATGTTTTAGCTACAGGTGAAGGCAGGTCTATAAAAGACCTTCTTGATGTAGCGTTCTCTTGTATTAATTTAGACTGGAATGATTATGTTGAGATTGATGAATCATTCTATCGTCCTGCTGAAGTACATGCGTTAATTGGCGACCCATCAAGGATGGAAGCATTAGGCTGGAAGAGAGAATACACTTTTGAGAAAATGATAGAGGAAATGGTTGATGCCGCATCCAATAGCAAATAGTACATGGGGTGATGAAGAAATAGACGCTATTCAGGACGTAGTTCTATCTGGTCGTTTAACTATGGGGCCAATCACAGAAGCCTATGAGAAAGCTTATGCTAACTTGATGGGGTCTAAATACTGTGTAGCTGTAAATTCAGGCTCTAGTGCAAACCTTTTGATGGTTGCTGCTATGTCTTTACGTCAAGGAGTCGGAACGGTTATCGTACCGGCTATCTCTTGGGCTACCTCCTATGCTCCTTTTCAGCAGTATGGATGGAAGCTGAAGTTTGTCGATATAGACCGTAAGACACTGAATTATGATATTGAACAACTCAACGAAGCCTTTACAGGTGATGAGTTAATCCTTGCTGTAAACCTTCTTGGTAATCCAAACGACTACAGTAAGTTCCCAGCATTAGGTAATGCGGTCTTAGAGGATAACTGTGAGTCAATGGGTGCTGTCTATGGAGGAATACCTACAGGTAACTTCGGTGCAATGGGTTCTCACTCCACTTATTTCTCTCATCACATGTGTACGATTGAAGGCGGTCTTATAACAACTGATGATCCTTACTACTATGAAATGCTTCTCTCTCTGAGAAGTCATGGCTGGACACGTCACCTTCCTGAAGACAATCTACATGGAGCTAAAGTTGGTCACTACGATTTTATTTATCCTGGGTATAACGTGCGTACTACTGATTTGCAATCAGCAATAGGAATTGAACAGATAAGAAAACTTCCTGATTTATTGAAAGGCCGCAGAGAGAATGCAAAGTCCTTTCCTTTAAAGAAACATGAGACAGGAGCTTCAAGCTGGTTTGGCTTTCCAATTATCTCTGAGCGCATTGAAGAGATTAAGGCATACTTTGATAAAGAAGAAGTTGAGTATCGTCCAATTCTTTCTCACTTCACCAAAAGCCCAGTGATTAAGTATTATGACTATGAGATTCATGGTGAACTAAAGAATGCCGACTATGTTTATGAGAACGGCATTTACATTGGGAACTCACATGAGCCTATAGATTGGAATTTTTTAGATAATGAATTGTTTGAGGAATTGAAATGAGTGAGACATTGCATATTTATATTGGGTTCGATGCCGTTGAAACCGTATCGTGGCATGTATTAACTCAGTCGATTATTGCCAGATCAAGCATTCCTATAGCCTTTCATCCGGTTAAGAAATCAATGCTAAAAGAAATCTATACAAGACAGACTGATCCAAAACAAAGTAATGAATTTAGCTTTACTCGGTTTCTGGCTCCGTATCTTCAGGATTATCGTGGCTGGGCTTTATTCATTGATTGCGACCAGATGTTCCGCGTAGACATTAAAGAAATAAAAAAGTATATGAATCCGATTGAAGGAAAGTCAGTATATGTATGCCATCATGACTATGAGCCAAAAAGCAGCACTAAATACCTTGGAGCTGTTCAATACTCTTATCCTAGAAAGAACTGGTCTAGCGTAATGTTATTTAATTGCAGCCATAGTGACTGTAGAAAACTTACTCCTGAATATGTGAATACTGCCCCTGCTTTAGATTTGCACCGATTCAATTGGACTTCAGATGAAAAGCTAGGAGAGCTACCTATTGAGTTCAATCATCTTGTGGGAGAATATCCTTATGATAAAGACGCTAAGAATATTCATTGGACTAATTTTGGCCCTTGGTTGAATGATTTTGCTGACACAGACTACGCAGATGAATGGTTTAAGGAGAAAGCGATAATGAATCATGCAGTACAAAACTCAGATGTAGATTATGACCCTTTTGCTACGGAATCATTAAAAGATGTCTCTTGAAGATGCTCTTTCCGCTGTTCAGGAGATAGAAGAATACAAGAAGTACAATAAGCTAGAGTTCTATGCTCCCTACGATTATCAGAAAGCCTTTCATCATGCTAAAGGGTACGGGGAGTTTGTCTGCATACCATCAGATCAGAAAGAAGAGCATTTAGCCATTCAAAGAGCTTTAATGTGCGCCAATCAGATAGGGAAGACTTATTGTGGCGCTCAGGAAACAGCCATGCACCTTACTGGTCTTTATCCTGACTGGTGGGAAGGCCACAGGTTTGATAAAGCGGTAAAAGTCCTAGTAGGCTCGAACACCAATGAAACTGCTCGGGATATCTGTCAGAGAGAGATGTTTGGAGACCCTTCAGATGAAAAAATGCTCGGTAGTGGAGCGGTTCCTAAAAGATGTATTGTTAAGACTAATAGGAAGCCTGGAGTCAATAATGCTTTTGACTCTGTACTTGTTTCTCATGTGTCTGGTGAAAATTCTGAAGTTTACTTCCGGGCCTACGAGCAGGGTGCGAAGAAGTTCATGGGTCATCGGTACGATGTTGCATGGCCGGATGAAGAGCCTCCACCAGAAGTACAATCGCAAATAGCCCGATCACAATTTGCTACCAATGGTATTGAGTACATCACTTTTACACCGGAAGAGGGGATTACTGAGGTTGTAAGGAATTTCCTACAAGACCTTAAACCTGGACAAGCTTTAAACCGGGCGACTTGGGATGATGCGCCACATATGACTCCTGAATTAAGGGAACAGAAGCTCGCTGGCGTGCCTAAGCATGAAAGGGCTATGAGGGCTTCGGGTGAGCCGTTAATGGGTTCAGGACTCGTCTACAGCGTCCCTAGAGAGATGATAGAATGCGACCCCTTTGAAATTCCTGCACATTGGCCTAGAATAAACGGTATAGACTTTGGTTGGGATCATCCTTTTGCATGTGCGTATATTGCTTGGGATAGGGATTCTGACTCAGTTACGGTGTATGACGGGTATAAAGAGCAAAGAACTTTACCGCCAATGCACGCAGAAGCTATTAAGCGTAAGGGTGAGTGGATTCCGGTAAGCTGGCCTAAAGATGGTCTTCAGACTGAAAAAGGCTCAGGAAAGCCCTTGGCTGACAGATATCGTGAGTTGGGTGTGAAAATGCACCACACTTATTTCACTAACCCTCCTACTCCGGGTGAGCCAGAAGGGAAGGGATCGCAGTCCGTTGAGGCTGGAGTGATGGAAATATTAGAAATGATGGAAACCGGACGTTTTAAGGTTTTCTCTAATTTAACGATGTTTTGGGAAGAATTGGGCATGTATCACCGAAAAGACGGGAAATTAGTGCCTTTTAACGACGATTTCCTTAGTGCGTGTAGATATGCGGTAATGTTCCGCAGACATGCTGAAGTTAAAGTAATAAGACAACCTAAAGTACAAACTTATCAGGGGCTATCGAATTGGTGACAGAGACCGACAGCAGCGTAAAGCAAGTTAAAAAGCGCCGTATTACCCAAAAAGATTGGGATAAGGTTGCCGACTTCGTTACTCAGACCCTGAAAAGCAGGGAAACTGACTCATTTAGGAAAGACCATGAGCGCGTCTGGAAGGAAGTAGACCGTCAAGTGGCTATGAAGCCTATGCAGGCCATCCGTAAGGATAAGAAGGATGATGGTGATTGGCATAATGTCATTGAACTTGGTGAGTTAGCTAGAGCGTCTGAAATTATTACCGCTGACGCTATGCGGTTACTTTTCCCAAATAATCGCTCATGGTTTGAAGGACACTCAGATGTTGAACAAGAGCAGAATCGTCCTCAAGATAAGGCTTTAAGGGCATTTATGGCCCAGCAACATGCAGATTTTGGGTTTAAAGAGCGTCTTAATCTATCTGTTCATGAAGCCCTGCATCATGGCGGATTTGTAGTTGAAGCGGTAGAAGAGACTGCTTTGAAGATACATGGCGGTACAGGAGTTCAATCGCTTAAAGCTCCCGTATGGAAGCCTCACTCAATGTGGAACTGCTATCCAGACCCCTCCCCTTCTACGTTAGGGACTAATACGTTCTATAACGGATCAATGATTATCAAGGAATATATGCCGCTTTATCTCTTAAAAGAGGTGAAAGGCGATGGGTGGATGCTTTCTCAGATTCCAAAGATCAAAAAGAAGCAAAATAAGAACAAAGATGTAGAAACACAAGATATAGAGCTAGTGAAGTATTTTGGCGATGTTTCCATCAGACGACAGGATGGTGATATTTTACTGCCTAACTCAGAGGTTGTTATCGCTAATGGGACTATTGTGTACTATTCGTCCTCTAAGCTTCCATATTCTCGCATTATCTATAACGGTTACGAGAGAATGGACGTAAGAGACCCTTACTACACCTCTCCCCTGATTAAGACTGCTCCTACAGCTAAAATGGCTACTCGCCTAGCTAATAAGCTATTGGATTCTATAGACCTGCATATTGAGCCTCCTATCGTATATGACGGAAATGATCCTAACTTTGTCGCTAATGGCGGGCCTACCATTGCCCCAGGGCATAAGTCTGCAACTAAAGGGCTGGCTAATTTCAAAGAGATTAAGGTAGGAGACCCTGATAAGGCTTTAGCGGGACTTCAGTTCATATTAGATCAAGTTCGTCAGTCTACGTCAGTGGACGCCAACCGCGCAGGCGGTGGTACGACTGTAGAACGTAGTGCAACTGCTGCAAGACAACAGGCCCAAAGGGGTGAGGTACGGGTTGTAGATTTCGTTGATAAGCTGGATTTCTCACTGAAGACCTTTCTCTACATGCAGCATGAGTTCAATAAAACAGGTCTACAGAAGTATTCATTCTACAATCCTGAGATGGATGCCCCTGATTTCATGTGGATGACCAAGAAAGAACTACCACAGAACGTGCATTTTGATGTTGTTGGCTCTAAAGGCATATTAGGTGAGGAAGAGCGGTCTCAGAAGATGATGGGTGTTACGGCAATGGCTTCTGGCAATGAGTTATTTGCTCCATTGTTAAACCCTGAGAACATTCTCAAGCAAGCCTATATGGATGCAGGGGCTAAGAATCCTGAACAATTCCTTAAAGAGCAGGAGGGTGGAGAATTTGACGCTATTATCGAAAAGCTACAGGCTGAAGCCCAAGAGGTTATTTCGCAGTACGAAGAAAAGATATTTGAAATGGAGAAAGACCTCGCAATTCAACAGGCCGTTAATGGTGCAAGAGTCGCCGAAGCAACGATCAAGGCCGAGACTCAGGCAAGTATTTCGGAGCAGAAGGCCGAGCTACAGGCTAAACTCGATATATTAGACTCTCAACTGAAGGTTATTGAGGCTCAGGCTAAGAATGATGCTGACTCTGAAGATAGTGCGGTAACGATCAGAGAGATTATTAAAGCGGTTTCTGAGATACAGAACGCTATGGAAACTCAGTCTGAAGAAATTGCAAAGACAGCGAAACAGATGGGGGATGACGCTGAGAAGCGTTTCTCGAAGACAGAGGGCGATGTTAAAACCTTGCTAGACAAAGCTAACCGACCAATGGCTGAAAAGATTAAAGAAGCTCAAGCAGCTTTGAAGGCAACTAGAGGTGGATGAAGTTCTACTACAAATGAAGTCACACCCATTATGGGATGATTTTGAGGCATCTTTGTTGGGCTACCGGCCTTTAGTGCCTAACTATATTCATTCGGATGATAACACCGAAGAATGGAAGTATAATTCAGCAAAACAAGAAGGTTTCGACCTTTGCTTAACTATTTTTAATATAGGAGTTGAAAAATGACCGACGAGACAGATAATGCCGTTGAGACTGCCACAGAAGCCGAAGCGCAAACCCTTGACGATATATCGCAAGAATTTAGCGTTGAAGAGCAAGTAAGTACCTTTCAGGCACAACCGGAACAGGCGACCCAGGAACAAAACTGGCAACCTGATCCTATTTCTGATCCTGATGCGTTTAATCAATATTCGCGTCAGCAAGCTAGTGACTTGAGTACTTTGAGTAGCACCGTTCAATCTTTGAACGACAAGCTCACAGCCCAAGAGAACCAGCTTACCCAGAATAAACTTGATGCCGATGTGGAAAGTGCGGTAGCGATAGTGAATGAGAAGTTAGGTGTTGATCCCAAAATGGCAGAAATTGCCCTTGAACATCAGTATCGTGATGATGCTGCATTCAAGCGTATTTGGGATAATCGAGCGCAGAACCCAGCAGCCTTTAAAAAGGCTCTAAGTGTTGTTGCCGACAAGTTGTCAGGGGTTTTCTCTGTCAGCCAAGATCACCAGCTTACTCAGAACCAGCTAGCCGCCAAACAGTCTATTAAGACAATGGGAAAAACTCCACAAGTCGATGCTAATGGAGAATGGGAAGGTTTATCAAACTCTGACTTCGACGCTAAGTGGAATGAAATTCGGAGAGGCTAACAATGGCTTTAAATGTAAGTAACTTAACCAGCACCATTCAAGCCCCGGTCAACTATGTGTTGATGCGTGGCTTGTTGAGTGCAGCAAAAAAAGTGTGTCCATATTTTAATGAGACACTTCCTGGTTCACTGGAGAAACGACAAGGTTCTGCGTCTGTTAAATGGCGTCGGATTGAAAATCTTGATCCAGTAACCTCTAACCTGTCGGAACACACCGAGAATGGCCCGCTGGCCTTTGGTGTAGGCCGATCTACTGTTAAACCAACCATCACTGATGTGACCAAGGCTGTTGGCAAAACAGGTAATGCTATCCTGACCACCGAAGAAGTTGATCTGTTTAACGTCAACTCTAATACGATGGCCTTGATGGAAACCCTGGGTGCTAATGCTGGTGAGTCGTTGAACTTGTTTGCGGCAACTGAGTTTGCAAATACCACAACTACTCGCTTTGCTTCTGGCGCTTCCGTTGATTCAGTTATCGTTGCTGAAATGAAGGCAAGTGATATCAAATATGCTGTGAATCAGTTGAATCGTAATTCTGCCATGCGTGTATTTACGCAAGGTACAGGTTCGAGCAACTACAACTCTCAGCCTATTCGTGCCTCCTACATGGGTATCTGCCATTCAGACGTTGAAGAAGATATTCGCGATCTGACCGGCTTTATCGGTGTAGAGCAGTACGGCGGTTACACCTCAACCTTTACCGGCGAGTTCGGTACTGTAAACGGTGTTCGTTGGTGTTCAACTGAGATTGCGCCTATCGAAACTGGCGGCGGTACGCTGTCTACTTCTGATATCTTCCGAGGAGCCTCGGATGATGTGAACGATCTTTACAGTTCATACGTCTATGGTCGTGAAGCGGTTGGTACTATCGGTCTAGGTGAGCGTCAAACCAAGGAAATCTACATGATGGGCGATAAGCTCCCAACTGTAGAATTGATCGTACATCAGCCGGGTTCTAGCGGTGTTGGTGATATGTTCAATGAAGTTGGTTCGATTGCCTGGAAGGCGTGGCACGCCACAAAGGTCTTGAACTCAAACTGGATTGTTAAGGTTGTTACCTTGGCTAAAGATCTGACTTAAGTTTAACCGACAAGGAAAGAGGGGGCGAAAGCCCTCTCAATCTTTAAGAATATTGGAGGTGCGTCATCGACTTTTTGACAGGTGTGAATCGTTTGTTAAGAACGAATCAAATAATTACGGGTGACGATGATTCGATCACCACCTTTAGCGACACTCAACATGCCGCTGATATTGAATTAGCTCAGATTGCCATTCAAGACGAATTAGGCGACCTAGTAGCTAATAAGTTCATTGATTACGAAAAGGCTACGGCCACAATTTCTTTAGTGACAAGTACACGAACCTACACTTTGGCGAGTGACTTTGTTCGCTTCTATGGTTCAAACCCATCGTTTTATGACTCTACTGACAATGTTCGGCATTATGAGTATGTCGGTGGAGAAGATGCTTTAAGGGATACAGACTACCAATATAAGACCACTGAGGGCGGGCCTTGGGCATGGTATTGGGATTCAACAACCTCTAAGAGTGTTGCGTTCTACTCAGTCCCTCAATCAACCTATAACGGGCGATCACTCTCTTACGACTACGAGAAGTCCGTAGCAGTAACGGTGGCTGCTGATACGATTCCTCTGCATAACGATGAGGCTGCTCAGGCGTTTATCTCATGTGCCGCAAGACGCTTTAAGGTAATGGATGAATCTCTTATTGTCCCTACCCTTGAAGAAGATGCAGTTTATATCTCAGCCAAAGCAAGGTTAATTTCCTTTTTGGGTAATACGGATGGCTCAGGCAGGTATGGTCGGAGTTTCGCTTAATGGCGACATTAGTATTCTCTGGTGGATTAAATGAGCAGGACGTAGCTCTCGTTCGCCCTGAAGAGTGTATTGAGGGATATAACTCTGAATTAGGCTTTAACCAGACCTCTATGCGCCCTAGAAAGCCTTTCGATAAGATGGGTACGGCTACGAATACTTCTGATGTTCGTGGAATTATTCAGCTAATCAAGACAGATGCTACCGAAACCACCTTAATTCAGGCTGGTGATACGGTCTACGATTGGGATGGAGCCGCTAGTTTTACCTCAAAAGGGACTGTTAATTCAGCCTCTAAGCTCAGAGGCATGACGTGGAGCCTGGATGATTACTCAGTAATTACTGATCTTGAGAAGAATACAGTCGTAAAGAAGTGGGACGGTTCTACCCTCTCGACTTTGACAACAGGCATTGAACCTGTAGACCTTTACGCTAAATATGCTGTTGTCCACTTAGGTAGGATGTGGCAGTTCAATGTCACCGCTGGGACAGACACCCCTCATCTCCTTATAGGGTCGGCCTTTGAAGACCCAACCTCTTACGATACAAGTTTACGGGCGAAAGACTCTTCCTTTTCTACAGGGAATGAAGCCTTTTACATGGTTTCCCCTGATCTGCTCCCTATCAATGGGGTTGAGCTATGGCAGGGAATTTTGATCATGTCCACAGAGGGGGGGAGGCTTTGGAAGCTGACAGGCACAGACTCCTTAGACTTCGTGTGGGTTCCTTTTTATTCTGGTTCATACGCCGCTGGTGAAGAAACGATGGCTATGATCGGCAATGACGTTGTTTACATGAAGCGTGATGGCGTTATTGAGTCTTTAGTTGGAACCGACAGATTTGGTGATGTTTCTGCTAATGATCTTTCTAAGTGGATTCGTACTACGTCTGCTGGAGCCTCTGACTCTATTACGGTATATGACCAATCCCGTCAGAAGGTCTACTTCTTTGCCGGAAGTAACAAGTTATTGGTCTTGTTTAAGGACTTGCTGAATACCGAAGTAAGTCCGTGGATGGTCTATAAGACTGACCATACCTCTAGTTTTTCTACTAATGCAGCGACCTATATCCGAGAGGCTGGAGGTAATGCGTCTTCAACTCATCATGTGTATTTCGGTGATGACTCGGGGAATATCTATCGTCTTGACGGTACTGGCGCTGGAGATAATGGAGATACTGACATTGAATGTACTCGCAAAACGGGGTTTATTCAGAGAATAGAGTCTGAAAACGGTAAAGCTATAACGACAAAGAGAGACCGTCTTAGAGGGCGCGTTTACTACCGTAGAATCTCGTCTACGACTCTTATTATGGACTTTGAATGGGCAGATGATTATGCAACGAATCGTTGTTCGGTTCCTTTAGAGGGGCCAACAGCGGGTGATGATGCCGCTCATTTTAACGGATCAGCTTACTTTGGAGGGGCTTTCTACTTCAATACAGGCTTTGCCTTGTCGTCTAAAACATCCACAAAAGGCTTCTCAGCTATCGGGCGAGGCCCAGGCGTGTATGTTTTAACCTCAATAACCAGCTCACAAGACTTTGATGTATTGAAGGTGGAAATTTAGAATATGAGACCATTAGAGAAGCGCGAGAGACTATTCCGCCACTCAAGACCCAACCTAAGAGCTTTTGAGTTCTATGATGGAGAAGACTATCATAAGGACATAAAAATCCTTTGGGTTGCTCATAAACAAAAGCGATTCCATGAGTTTCCTGAAGGAATGACTCAGGATGAGTTTGCTGAAAAGGTGATGAACTATAAGGCAGAGCTAGTCATTATCGAAGATGACAATAAACAGTATAAAGAAGCAGGCCCGATTGGCGTTATTTGGATTTTAGGGGATGATTGGAAAAGAGAGCCACATGTAGAGTTTTTCACATGGGCGACCAAAAAGAACATTCTAAGAGGGTGTGTTTCATTCTTTCAGTGGTCAAGAAATACAAGGAAGATTGGCTGTATATTGGTTTACAGCTTGAAGGGAAGCAAGAACTTGTTTGACCATGTATGTAAATACGGTGTACTACACTATGTAGGAAAGGTTATTAACGGTGATCCCCGAGGGGATGAATACTTGTATTCAGTTAAAGGTAAAAAACGATGAGTTTAGGAAAGTCTAAATCTAAATCAAAATCCAGCAGCTCAGCTTTGTTTGGTGGAGGGACGGAGTTTTCTAGCATTAATACGGTTGGGGGTTCTCCGGCTGAATATGATGATGAAGGAAACCTTATTAGGAAAGAAGTTAAAGGTATAAACCAAGTCATATTAGACCCTTCAATCAGGGGGCTACAGGATCACAGCATTCAGGCCGGTGCAACCGGACAAAGAGAGTTTGGACGGGCCGTAGGGAAATTTGGAGGCTCTTTAGGTGAACTTAAATCAAGACTATTCACTAACCAAGACCCGTTCTTACAGGCCCGGACAGCGGCTACCGAAGAGCGTTTCGCAGGTGATCGTGGTGCTTTATCCCGAGATATAGGACGCAGAGGTATTGGCGGGTCGAGCTTTGGGCAACAGGCTCAGACTTCCCAAAGAACCTCACAAGAGCGGGCATTAAACGATCAGAGAGCATTAGCCACTCAAGAGTCCATTCAGGCTGGCGTTTCGATTGACCAACTTATCCTTCAGTCGAAGGAAGCTGAAGCCCAAGGCGACATGCAACAGGCCAATCTTCTTAGAGGCATTGCGCAAGATCGCGCTCAGATTGAAACACAGCTTCTTACGGCGACTACTTCCCAATCTTCTGGCTCTGGCTCAGGATTTAATGTTGGACTTACGCCTC